GTTCCTGTGCCTGTTTCTGCAATTCAATCTCAGCCAGCTTGACCTGTGCGATCTGGTCAGCGGTCAGCTTGTTGTTGCTGATTAGGTCGCCAACCTTTGCCTCATCTACGCCAATGGCTTTTGAAATGGCCGATACAGCCATGCCTGCCAGTGGGCCACCAAGAGCCGTAGCGATAGTCGGTGCAATCTGTTTGAGCCAGTCCATTATTTCTCCAATAAAAATGACAGGTTTGCGTGGCGGGGGTATTGAACGACTCGCTCACCCTCTGGGCATTTGTACTTGATCGTTGCCAACAGAGTTGCTGATCCAGGCGCAATCTTTTCTTTTCGCACCATAGTCAACTGGTAGGTAAACGTGTCAATCTGTGGCCCTGCTGGGCCGCTGAACTTGCTTGCCGTTGTCGTTGCCTCATGCACCATGCCTGCCGCATCCCTAATGCTTGGCGTAAAACTTTCAACAGAGCAGTCATCGCGCTTTTTGATTCGGGCCACTGTGACGTTGATGGGCTGTCCAGCGGCTGCTGTGATCTTAAAATGCTCTGGCGCCCACTCCAATATAGCCCGGTCAAACCAGCCAAACTTGTCTGCCAAGGTGTAACCGCCGCCAATGGCTGCAATGCTGGCTGCAACTGCTCCAATGGCTTTGGTGACGTCAATCATTTTTTCCAGAATTGGACAAGCGAGAACACCACCGCAACAGCAGCCCAAATGCCAACGCCACGGTTAACCCACTGATCGACTTTGCGGTCAACGCGCTGCAATGCAGCATCATGGATGCCAATCTTGACCTCCACGTTTCCGATGCGTTCGCCTTGCGTGGCCTGGCGCTCCTCAAACAAAATCAGCTTGCCAACAGCATCCGTCAGCTTGTCTACCTTGCTTTCAAGGCGGCGGAAGTCATCGTCAGTCATCTGAATGTCCCGTTGTTGATAGCGTCCAGCAGACGCTTGCCGTACTTCTCCACTGCCGCTTTGGTGATGACGTACTCGCCGCCCTGCAACGCCCCGTAGCCATCGTCAGGTGCAGGAGCGCGGCCCATCAGGCGGTCGGGTGTGACCATGCCGCCTTGGTTGAAGGCTTGACTATTACCGCCAAACCCTGCATCGCCGCCGCCATAGCTATCAGCGTTAGCGCCAGGAGCGTCAGCGCCGCCGCCGTAAGCACCGCCACCCATGCCAGCCGCTGCGTCACCGTACAAGCCTGTTTGACTTGATAGACCGCCACTTTGTAAACTTCCGCCTTGACTACCTAGGCTAGTCATTAAGCCAATAGTATCGGTTGCCATAGTAGGTAAAGATTCAAAAGCAAGAGACCGCTGCGGTGCTGCCCCACCAACGGTAGGGCCACTAAAGCCTAGCCTGTCGTTGCTGTCATCAACATACCCAGGTGCTGTGCCACCCATACTTCCTGCTGGAAATGAGTTAGAAGACATCGCACCTTCGTATGCGCTAGGGTCAACAAAACTTGGGGGAGCAGCGCCGTACTCTGGCGCATCGTACAAGCCTTTCTCACTAGCCTGAAACCCCTGCCTAGCTGCTTCCATTGCTGCGTTCGCAGGCGCAAGCTGAGACTTGTCATACTGAGACATGGCGTAGCTGGCTAAATTTCCAATATTAAGCGCCTTACCAACACCGGGAACCATGCTAAGACCAAAACGCGCCCCTGGCGACATATTGTTATAGAAATCCCGAAGGCTAGACCTATCTTGCGCTGGGCCTAGCCCCATTGGGCCAGATGGCGGGGCGTTACCAACGCCCTGATAGCCCTCGCCACCCATCATGTTCTGCCGCTGACGCTTACGCAGCATCTCGTTGAAAGCATTGAGGTAGTACATATCAAGCCTTGGGTGTTACTGTGGGCCTATCATGGCGTTTTGGTTGGGCTGATTGGTAAATGTTGGCAAACCCATCAAAGAACGCAAAACTGCTTCATTGCTACCAGCCAGCGCGTTAACGCCCGGACGATTGTAAGTTGGGATAGCACGGTTCTGGGCAAACGGAGACATCAAGTAGCTTCGTGCTGCGCCTGAAACCATTTGCGGTGCCAATGCGCCAGCAACAGCGCCTATACCTGCGCCGTATGGGCCACCTAAAGCGTTGCCGCCTAAACCTCCAACCCCCATGCCAACGGTATTCATCATGGTTTGAGCGCCGGGGGTTCCCATAGTTCCTGGTGGCGTCATAACGGGCCGCGCAATGTTTGCAAAACGCGCTATCAAATCCAAGTCGCCGCTAAAGTATCGGCCTCTGGTCTGCAAATCATTTGCTAATGTTCGCGCATTAACAGACCCGCCACCTTCCACAATTGCATCTTCTACAGAATGACTAATTGCCATTCTTTGCCGAGAAGCGCGGAACTGGTCTAGCATTGCTTGAGTGTTGGGGTTGCCTGCTTGGGTTAATTGCCTTTCAATCTGGTCTTCCAATGCGTTGCTGATAGCACGTTGAGCTAAACCAACAGAAGCATTGTCACCACCAGCGCGAATATTTGCTCTTGCTTGCTCTCGCAATGTTCGCGTAGCCCCAATTGCGTCAGCCGAGTTAAATTGACCAACACGATAACTGTTAACCAAATTTAACACTGGTTGAGGAATTGCGCCGGGGAATGACTGTCCGGGGCCAGTGTACGCAGCCAACACATCGTCAAGCGCAGTGTTAAATTGCGGGTCTGTAGGTACAGCGCCAATACGGTTTAATGGCTCATAACCTTGTTGGTATTCGTCCCTACGAATTTGCTGCATATTGGCGCGGGTTAGCGGATCATTTGTGCCAATGCCAGCCGCTCTTCGTGCAAGCCTATCAGTAACTTGTTGGTTTTCAACCGATGCTTGTTGTTGCGTTCGCGTTTTTCCAGCAATACGCTCCAACAAAACATTTTGTACGTTAGGCGTTACGCTCCCAGGAGTTGTCAAATAACCTTCAGCTTGCGCCTGCCGAATGGTCAAATCACGAACTGCGTTGCGTTGCTGCTGGGCTTGTAAGTTGGCTTGTTGAGCGCGAGCAGCGCCAATGGCAAGCCCAGGCACCGCCATAGACGTAGCAGCCCCAAACAACGGCTCTCCAGTAACTTCAGTAACGGCCTGACCAGCAGCCCCAGCACCACCACCCACAGCAGCCATAGTGCCTGCTGCGCGAGTTTGCCCCATCAACGTAGGCGCAGCGGCGCGTATGGCAGATGCACCGCCCAGCAACCCGCCTGTAGCCCCTTGAATCGTAACGTCCAACCCTCGTTGAAACGGCGTAGTTTCGCCTTGTGGCTGTTTAATAAAGCCAGCACGTTGTAAGGCTGACGCAACAGGTTGCCGAGGTGCTGTTACCTCTGGTGCTAAGTCTGGTCGGCCTGCCGCAGTCATTGCGGTGCCGTAGCCCATTTTTGCAAGATTGGCAATATTTTCAGGCGCGGTAAGAAACACATCCGCAGCGCCTGCCAGTGCTTTGTATGGCGCACTGGTAATGATATCCATCGTGGACGCCTCGCGCTTGGGCGCAGGCATTTCAGACGGAGCGATTTGACCCGCAGCCTTGGCCTCTAGTTCAGCTATCCTACGCAAGGCCATCAATTCTTCGCGGGGATCCATTATTTTTTCCCCCCAACTTGTTTACGTAGTTGATCTAACTCTGCTTGTTCTGTTGGAGTCAATCCGCCAGCCGCCGCTGGTGCTGGTGCAGAGTACTTTTTAAGACCTGGGCGGTCAAACAGTGACTTGCCACCTTCACCACCAAACCAAGCGTTTTCAGCGCCGTCATAAGTTTTGTTGGTTTTGTACCAGCGATCATAAAAGTTGCGTTGATCAATATCTCGACGCAATAGTTCGCCAGCCATTGACAAAATAAACTCGTTGGCTTGTTTGGTCTTGCCCAACTGCGCTCCGATTTGTTCAATACGGCGAGCGTCCGATTCCGTCTGTGGGCCTTTTTGTTCCAACTGCTTTTGCAACACGGCGCTAATAGCATTTGATTGAAACTTTTGGGTATCAGTAGCAAATTTGGCGGCTTCTGGTACTCCTAACGAGGCCAACACACTAGCACCTGCGGCAATTGTTTCTTTACCAAAGCCGGTATCAAAACCTTTGTTTAGCGCACTTAAATTTACCTCAATTGACGGCAGCGTTCTAGCTGCAAGCCCAGCAGCTTTAGCAATGTCGCTATATTGATCAACTAACATCTTACCGCGAGCGCCCTGTTCGGCTCTTTCCGAAACCATAGTTACATTTGTACTTGCAGGAGGCGCAAACTGAGTTTCTTTTTTAATTGCCGCCAAGTAATCTGCGCGGCGTGAATCACCCGGAGGCAATGCAGCCAGTTCTGATTGAAGTCTAGCTAAAGAACTTGGCGCCCCTGCCGCAGGCGACAACCTAGCAATCTCTTTATCCAGCCTGTCAATGGTGGCTTTGACGCGAGGGTTTTGATCTGCAAGCGCCGTTAATCGTTCACGTTGCCCCATATAGTTTTGCAGTTCGCCTGACATTGCCGGTGCAGCCATAGCGTTAACAGGCGCGGCTGGAGCAGCAGGCCCAACAGGAGCCATAGCATTAGTTGGCCGTGCTTGGGGCATAGCCTGAGCGCCACCCATAGCAGTGGCAAACTGTGCGTCAGCATCCATTCGCTCAATAAATTTAGCTGCACCCAAGGCTTGTTTTAATTTCCACTGATTAAAAGCAGTGGGTTCGCTTGGGATATCAGCCAAGTCTGCTTCTAAGCTGCCAAACTGTCGCCTAATCGGGCCGAGGTATTCGTCGGCGTGTTGCGCTTGTTCAATTGCACGAGCATCGTCTGGAGTACGGGCGTTAAGTATTGCTTCCCTTGCAGAAGCTGTTCTCTGAGCGACTATGGCAGCTTTGGCAACCCGTTGCTTATCAGCCTGACCAGCGGCAAACTCTTGCTGACGCATACCAAACTCTTGCTGGGCTTGCGCGGCCTTTTGCTGGGCCATTGCGTTGGCCTGCATTTTTTCCCCGGCTTGCGTAAAGCCTTCATAGAACCCTGACGGGCCACCTTGGTCAAGAACTCCAAAATTAAGTGCCATGATATGTCCTTAACCGTAGTTATATGGGTCGGTAAAGTTAACGCCCATTCTTTGGTTGTACTGGCCGGGGCCGTAAAAACCACTGACTAGGCTGTTAAAACCACCAGACCCAAAGGCTTTTCCAATGTCGCCGTAAGCCGACTGCCTAGCGCGTTCGCCAGCTAGCATAGCGTTGCCAGTGTTATAGCCTTGGTTGGTCATTAAATTCCCAGCGTTAGTCGCGTAGTTTTGACCGGCAGTGCCGATTTGAGTGCCTGCTGTTTGGCCTACATCAGCAAGTCCAGCCAAACGGTTGTAGCCAGTGTTGGAACGCGCTACGTCAGCGTTGTAGCCTGTTAAAGCGCGTTGATATGCGTTGCCGTATTCTTGCGATCCCATGTCCTGCCCATAGCGCGTAGCTGCTCGTAAAGCACCGCCAGAGATCAGACCGCCACGGGCTGCTGCTTGTCGGTCAATTGCCCTTTGGCCTTCTGCAAGCCTAAACGCATAGCCTGGGTCAGCTTGGTAGTCACTTGCGCCAAACCTACACGCCGCTGGTTGTGCAAA